ATTCTTTTGGAACAGTTTGGTGTTCACAGATATAGAGCTGGTAACTATATGGGAGTTCATCATGACTCTCAAGAAGGCGACACAAGACTACTTTACTCTTTAGTTGTCTGGCCAAATGACGACTACGAAGGCGGAGAGCTATCATTTAGCATAAGCGAAGGAATTATAACTGGAACAGAAAGAGCTTTGCAGGGAGACATACTTGATCCTCAAAATGAAGGATTGTACGACTTCTATATTAAGCCTGAAGCTGGTAGCATTGTGATATTCCCATCACCATCTCCATTCAGTCACACTGCACACGAAGTCAAGTCTGGATGGAAGTATATGCTACCAATGTTCTGGATAGATCCATCTGGAGAGGATGTTCTTTTTAAACAAGACCCAGATTTTCAACTAGAGTTTGTATACCCAGATAAAGAAGATTTATTTAAATGATAGACAGTGGTATAATTAAGAATGTATTAGAAGGAGAACAAATGATATCTGAAAAATTGCACGATAAGGTTTATTATTACAAAAATGTAGTATCTGATCCAAAAAATTTAGTTAAGTTAATTGAAGAAACGGAATCAGAAAAATATTCAAAGTTCATTACGCCCTGGGAAGAGTGGAGCGCATGTAGCGGAGAAATGTATGTTTATGGAAGCCATAAAAGAATTAAAATGTTAAAGCTGGATGAAATTTTGCAAAAATGCCCAGAAGATATTATAGAAGACTCTAAATACATATTTAATGAAATTTTTGATGGCTTCAAAAATGTTTGCCTAGATTATGCTGAAAAAGTAAATGAAGAGTCTAAATTAATTTTAATGACAGACACGGCTATCAAGCGTTATGAAGCTGGAACATTTATGGGATCCCATTTTGATCAACAAGAAGGCGACAAGAGATTAAAGTATTCTTTGGTAATGTATTTAAACGATGACTATGAAGGTGGAGAATTGTCATTTAGTATTAAAGATGGAGTTTTGACTTCAACAGAATTTGCAGCTGCCGAAGAATTAAGTGACCCTAGGAATAAAGAAAGAGTTACTTTTTCTTTAAAGCCAGAAGCAGGTAGTGTAATTATTTTTCCTTCAGAGCCTCCATACAGTCACACAGCACATTTAGTAAAAAGCGGATCCAAATACATGGTTCCGTCATTTTGGTTGAATAAAGGCTCGTTTATTGACGGAGTCTTTGTTCCAGAATAAAGGTTATCAAATGGCAATGTATGTGTTTCAAGAAATGGCACCAAAAGTTTTTTATTTTACTTATTGCCTTCAAGAGATTGGTAACTATATTGGATTTATTGAAGACACGGAGAGTAATACAAACACGAATAACTCCTTAATCAAAAAATGGGAGCATCAAGACTCTTTCTCAGAAAAAAAGATTTCTTCGAATTTTTCTGAACAAGACAGTGTTGTAGATACAAGAAGCTTGTTTATAATTAACAACTTAAAAGCAACTTTTCATCATTGCTTTACTCAATATAAGATATACAACAACATAGACGGTCCCGTAAAGCTAGAGCCCAATTATCTTTTGAGAAAGTACTACGAGGGTTTTGGCGACAGTGATTTGCCTAATGGCAAGTATACAGCAAAAATGTATATTAATTCTTCTTACGATGGAGGAGAAGTCAAATTTGAAAATACAGGAAAAACTTTAAAACCCGAAGCTGGAAGCCTTTTAATATATCCCTCAGACTACAGGATTGCCTCTGAGCCTGGTACTAAAAATTCTAGGTATTTAGCTACAGGTTACTGGATTTAAAAATACTCTGATATAATTAAAAAATGTCGTACTATCTTACAGCAATAAAAGATTCACCAGTTGGCTTGTGGAAATTAGACGAGTTATCTGGAGTAGTGGCCTATGATATTTCAGGCTGCAATAATCATGGATCGTACGTAGGTCAATTAGTTAAATCTGGCATGCCAATTGTATCTGGTGGATTACATTCTAACAAAATAGATAGCACAAACTATTTGCAATTTACCATATCAAAAGATTTTTCTGGAACAGTTGGTACGGGAGGATTTGCAACCAATTCCACATATGATAATGATTTTACACTAGAAGCATGGATACATCCAAAAACAATAACATCTTTAACGCCTATACTCGCTGACTCAAATGGTATTGGATTATACTGGGATAATGGAAATGCTGTGTTTAAATTAGAAGGGGAAAGAATTGATTACTCTGTTCCTAATCCTAATAAAGTAATTCACCTTGTTGGTGTTTATTCAGTTTCCCATATAAGTCTTTATGTCGATGGTGTATTGGTAGCATCTAAATCAATATCTGTTAAGTTTACAAACACCAGCCTTGTTCTTTTTTCAGGACCTGCTTTATCTGGAGAACATTTTATAATTGATTGCCCAGCTGTATATAGATATTCACTATCCCAAAAATCCATACTTGCACACTATAATAATTTATTTTTAAATAACGATGAGCAAGTTTCAGGACCAGATTTAGGTGAGCTGTTTAGAGCATCAGAGAGATATCAAGATGTTGAAACTAAATATGTTTATCCAGCACAAGTTTCTTGGGACACTTTAATTTATGACAATCAGGCGCTATCTTATAGCGAAAACGGTAACAGCATTTATTTAAATTCAGGATTTACATCTGGTGAGTTTGTGGAAGACATTGTTTTAAACATTACAAAAAGCTATGTGTCTTCAAAGATCGACTGGGTATCTTCTAGTGGCGTTTCAGTATATGTTTCAGAAGTTTCAGCATCTGGTCCATGGACCTCCTGTGTAAACGGATCATCTATTCCAGGATTTTCTCAAGGATCTAATTTTTCGTCAACAAAAATACTATATTTTAAGTTTGTATTTAATTCTACAAATTCAGATGTTTATTTGCCAGAACTTTATTCATTAAAGATTTATTTTTACTCACGAAAAAGAATGTTTGCTCATAATGGTGGAAGTACATTGTCTATATCTGAACCAACAACTGGAACCTACTGGGACTTTGATATTTCAAATGAAAGCTATCCAGCAAGATCAAGAAATTATAAAGATGGGATACGCCCAAAATCTTCAGCTTTCTTTATTGACTCTGCTGCACAAAATAGAAACATTGAAATGATCTTTACTCCAAAAACATTATCTAGCGGTCATATCTTATTTAACAAAACTGGCTCTGTAGAAACAGCACTATCATGGGCGGCAGGCGGAGCAATAACAAAGTCTAATATTAGCAATATATATATCAATGGCCAGGATGCCTCATCTGCTACAAACATATCCTCATATCTTTATATAGGAGAGCCAAATTATATACTAATAAAAACAACTGATGCAATAACTGGTCAAATATGGTTTAATGGAAAGCAATTGTTGGGAGTAAGATCAGGTGTATTAGATGACAATTTATATCAAAATATAGCGCTGTATACTAATGACGCTATTAGTCATCAAGAGCATTATGACCTGTATATTGGCAAGCCAGCCTCAATTGCCCAAGGATCGTCAGCCACCCTGACAGAAGATTCAGTAAGAACATACTCTAGAGACAGAGTCGTGCTACAAATACTATAATTTTGTCAGGTTGCGTGACAAAAAGCTGGACTTATGTATATAAGAATGGTAAAATAATTAACTATGGACATTAAAAGAATCAATGCTCAAATGAAATCTGGCGAGACCAGGCTGGGAGTCTATGTCTGGGAGATGCCTGACGGCAGATGGATTGGCGACGAAGACAACAACTTCTTGTCTATACAATCAATGCTGGGCAATAAAGAAAGAATTGATTTGTTAGCAAAAGCGGTTGCTCATTATGGAATTGAAGAAGGCCAGCCTAAATTTATTGAAGGAAGCCGACAAATTGATGAAGAAGAGTTTGAATACCAGAAGCAAAGATTAAGATGGGGTCTTACCCCAGATCCGTTGGACATAGGAGTTCACAAGGAAGAGATGGCTAAACTTAGGGGTCCTCAAAAATGATTGAATCTAAAGACGAAATTTTTAGCGAAAATATTGACATTTCAAATGCAGCAGACTGGGTAAGATTTAATAACCCTACGACTCAAAAGTCTGACGACCTGTTTGACATAGATGCAGAAGAAGTATTAAAGCTTTCAGGCCTTGGAGCCTCATTTAGAAGAAAAGTATCTAGAGATTTGCAAAAAGCTTTTACTGGAAAAGATGGTTCTGTAAGTCAGCAACTTCAACATCAACAGGCAGTTAGCGGGTACGCAACATTTGACTTAATTCAACCAGAATACAACTTAGACTATCTTTCAACAATTTATGAAATTTCACCTTACAACTACGCAGCAATAAATGCAAAAGTTGCTAATATTGTAGGTTTAGGATTTGACTTTATTGAATCAAAAAAAACTACAGACACTCTTGAAGATATCGAAGATGAAAAGCAATTAGAAAGAGCACGTAAAAAGTTAAATAGAATTAAGCAAGACCTGCATCGTTGGCTAGAAGATTGCAATGAAGATGAGACATTTAAAGAAACACTTATAAAGTTCTACACTGACATAGAGGCTACTGGTAATGGCTATCTGGAGGTCGGTAGAACAACGACTGGCAAGATAGGGTACATCGGTCATATACCTTCAAAGACAATGCGTGTGAGGCGCCTCAGAGACGGTTTTATACAGCTTCTATATGGTAAGGCAGTATTCTTTAGAAACTTCGGAGACACAGAAACCGTAAACCCAATTGCTGGCCAAGAGGATAGACCTAATGAAATTATTCATTTAAAGAAGTACACTCCAAAAAATAATTATTATGGAATCCCAGATATTATTGCTGCACAAAATGCTATGGCAGGCAATGAATTTGCTGGTAAGTATAATCTGGACTACTTTGAAAATAAAGCGGTACCAAGGTATATTATTACAGTAAAGGGGGCAAAGCTTTCCCCAGAGTCAGAGCGTAAATTGCTTGAATTTTTTCAGGTTGGGCTTAAAGGAAAAAATCATAGATCCCTGTATATTCCACTCCCACCAGACTCATCAGATTCAAAAACTGAATTTAAAATGGAGCCAATTGAAGCAGGGGCACAAGAAGGTTCTTTTGAAAAGTACAGAAATTCAAATCGAGATGAAATATTGATGGCTCATAGAGTCCCAATTAATAAAATTGGGACCCCAGCAGGTATTAATTTAGCTGCCGCAAGAGATGCAGATAAAACATTTAAAGAGCAAGTTTGCAGGCCAGCGCAAGAAAACCTTGAGAAAAAGATTAATAAAATAATCCAGGAAATGACTGATGCCTTAGAGCTTAAATTTAATGAATTAAGTTTAACGGATGCTGATACCCAGTCAAAGATTGATGAAAGATATCTTAGATTCCAGGTAATAACTCCAAATGAAATTAGAGTTAGAATGGGTATGGTTCCAAGAGAAGGCGGGGACGTTCCAGTAGATCTTGCAGCCCAAGCCGCAGAAATTAAAGCCCAAGCAACCCAAAGCAGAGCCCGTGATCAAGAAAGATCTGCCAATTCACCAGATAAATCTGGGGAGGGCAGAAATGCAAAGGGAGATGGAAGACAAGTCAACTAGTCTTACTCAACTAGTTATTTGCCTTTTTATGTAACAATCTCTATAATATATAACATATGATCATAGAAAAGTCACATTGGTCTTCTAATGGAAATGCTATTAATTTATCAGTTCCATTTACGAAGGTCAATAGAGAAAAAAGAACAGTCTCAGGATTCGCAACACTAGATAACCTGGATCAGACTGGTGATGTAGTTACTCAAGAAGCTAGCATGAAAGCGTTTGAAAGCTTTAGAGGTAATCTAAGAGAAATGCATCAGCCACTTGCAGTAGGCAAGGTGGCATCATTTAGACCAGAAACTTTTTATGACCCTGCAACAAAAGAATTTTACAATGGTGTTTACGTTGATGCATACATTTCTAAGGGCGCTCAAGATACTTGGGAAAAGGTTCTAGACGGAACACTAACAGGATTTTCTATTGGCGGAAAGATTATTGAATCAGATAACGAAGTAAACAAATCAACAGGAGCATCAGTAAGGTTTATTAAAGACTATGCACTAGTTGAACTATCAATCGTTGATTCACCAGCAAATGAACTATGTAACATTTTATCTATTGAAAAAGTAAATGGACAAATGATTTTTAAAGGAATCGCAGCAGATGTTAAAATGGAAAATATTTTTTATTGTGCAGAAAGTGATTCTGTATTTATGTCAACAGAATCAGAATACATATCTCCAGTTACTGGTAAAAAAACAGAACTCATTGGATGGGTAGAATCAAACGACGTAAACAAAGGAAAAGAAATAGAAAAGATTCTTGATTCACGTAGATCAAGATTGCAAACATTGCCTGAAACACAAAATATAAATACGGCAATTGCAGAAGGAGGAAATGAAGTGGAAAAGCTTAATGTAACAGAAGCAACTCCAGTAGTAGAAGAAGCAGTAGTAGAAACACCTGCAGAAATTATTGAAGAAGTTGCCCCAGTAGAACAAGATTCTGCTGAAGTTGTAGCTGAAGTAACTTCTGCCGAAGTTCTGGAAAAATCAGCAGAACTAACAGTTCAGGAATCACCTGACTTTGTTAAAATGCTAGGCGACCTTAAGGGTTTCTTCTCAGAGACTTTGGAAAAGGCCTCTGAGGCAAACGCTGCTCAGGTTTCAACAATCAAGGAGACAGTCGAAGCTTTTAGCAAGAATGTCGATTTGAGAATTTCAGAATTAGCAGAAAAGCACACAGAACTCTCAACAGCAGTTGATTCAATTAAGTCTATCATGGACACAGTTGAAAAAAGAGTAGACGCAGTAGAATCAGACACTGCAATCAAGAAGTCCTCTGACCTTGGCGGGTCAACAGGAGTAACAATCAAAAAATCAAAATGGAACGGCACTTTCCTCGGTTCCGTTAGCGAATTAACAAAATAAAGGGTAAGGTGAAAAACTAATGAGTAATGAACTATTAGCAAAAGCAGCTGAAGCAGGCACAACACTAACAGGTGGAATGACTGGCGCAGCAAACCCTACCGACGGAATTCACGTAGGTTCCGAGGGTAAGGGAGGCTTGCTCAATCCTGAGCAATCCGCAAGATTCCTTGATTACATGTTCGATGCAACAGTAATCGGTAAAGTAGCACGTACAGTTCGAATGAGAGCTGACACTACAGAGATTGATCGTATCGGCGTCGGAGAAAAGCTTATGAAGCTTGCATCTGAAGCAGAGAACACTGGCTCAAATGCAGCCGTACAGTTCTCAAAGATTTCTCTCACAACAAAGAAACTTCGCCTAGATTGGGAGCTTTCAACTGAGTCTCTAGAAGACAACATTGAAGGTGCAGATCTAGAAGATCACATTGCAAGACTCATGGCAACACAGGCTGGTAACGACCTAGAGGACGTAGTCCTTAACGGTAACACAGCACTATCTGGAGATAACCTTTATAAGGCATTCGACGGTATTGTCAAGATTGCAAAGACAAATGGTCGTGTAGTAGCTGGAGCGGGTGCAGGAGTATCTCGTGACATCTTCAACAAGGCTCTAAAGGCAATGCCACGTAAGTACAAGCAGCGTCGTCCAGACCTACGCTTCCTTGCAGGCTCAAACCTTATACAAGATTACTTGTATTCAACTTCACAGAACATCCAGAACGTTAACCCACAAGATATTGCTTCAAGCATTATCCGTGGAAACGAAGGTGCTCTAGGTGGTCCAGCAGGATATGTTGCACCATTCGCATTTGGTATTCCAATTGTTGAAGTTCCACTACTTAAGGAAACTCAGGTAGGATCATATGCAACACCAACAGGAGAGCACGGAGACGTCCACTTGACATTCCCAAATAACGTTGTTATTGGTATCAAGCGCGATGTAACTGTTTACCGCTTCTTCTGGCCAAAGAAGGACTCAATCGAATATACAATGTATACTCGCGTTGGTACCCAAATTGAGCAGGCAGACGCATGGGTAGTCGTTAAAGACGTTAAGGTTGCTTCTTAATTTAAGAAATAACTTGCTGGAAAGGCCCCTAATTAATTTTAGGGGCTTTTCATTTTAATTTTATAGTGCTATAATTTATATACATACCAAAGGAGTATATATATGTCATTTGACACACTTAAGGTCAAAGAACTAAAGACATTAGCAGCGGACTTCGCAGTTGATGTTGATGGCCTAAAAAATAAAGCAGATGTTATTGCAGCCCTAGCAGAAGAAGGAGTAACTTGGTCAGTTTACCAAGGTACACTTAAAAACATAGAGAACGCAAAAGAAGACGCAGATGAAATTCTTCCTAGACTAGATCCAAATCAGAAGCTAGATGAAGATATGGTTCTAGTAAAAATGGATCGACCAAACTACAGATACGATGCACTAGGTTTTACATTCACACTAGAGCACCCATTTGTAGCAATGAAGCCAGATGTGGCTCAAGAAATTTTTGATAAGGAGGAAGGGTTTAGATTGGCTACACCTAGAGAAGTACAGGAGTACTACAACTAAGCCTAACACATGGCAGAGATATACC